GCCTGTGCAAGCTTGCAACACCAAAGGGAAAGCAGGGCACGTAGAGGTGCGTGATCCATCCCCCGGCTGACTAATTAAGCTCTGCTCATGACTGAAACAATGGAAACGCTGCCGGATGGCTGCATCCGTGTCTGTGTGTCTGAGGATGGGTTTGACCCCGTCTGCTGCATCGTTTCCTCGATGCACTTGGTCTATCAGAAAGTCCCACAGCTACGCGCACGGCTAGCGATGCAGGCGAGGCATGCGATCCTCGACAGTAGCTATTAGAAAATTTTGGCCTTGATCATGTAAGACTCCAGTTCTGCGATTCTTGCCACTGCATCTGAGAGTAGATGCGTGGTGCGGATCCATTGGGTCACTGTTGCCTTTGTGACATCTTTCAAAGCCTGCATATCTTGGCAGGTATCAACTTCCCTGTGGTACATATTGACCGTCAGCTGACTCTCCAGAGAAAGCTCTGCTGATGTGTTGAGCCACGCTAGGCCGGGTTCTTTCTGCTCAGTCATCGCGCGCCTGCGTGTGCTTACACAGTAGCCAATCCATACGGCTGCGCATAGACAGGGGTGACCCCATGCGCTAGGATATGCGCAGCCATGGGCGGGCTCTGCCATGCACCGAAGCCGGATATTGGCCCGGATTCTCGGCCCCTAGACAAGAGAGGTGAGCTGTCGGCGAACGCCGGGGGCGGTACAAAAGACCCGCCCAACCAATCAACACTTTCAACTCATGCGGCTGCTGCTCTCGATCCTTGTGGGATCCCTTCTAGCCGCTGAGTTGATGCACATACATCACCATCACGAAAATGACAATCACCTGCGCTCTCGCGTGGGCGCTTGTCTTGATCATGTTTCCGCTGATTCTGCTCTGGAATTTGACTGAGTCGCGGAGTACCAAGATCAAGCGCTCTCGCCGTAACGGCAAAACCTGGAAGCAAATAGGCCAGCGCTACGGAGTCTCAGCAAGCACCGCTAGGCGCTGGGCCAACGCATAAAAAAGGCCCCCTACAAGCCCCCCCCACACAGCGGAAAAAGAGGAGGGCAGGCAGGAGGTGGTGTGGAACCACCCCTAGCCTAGTCATGCTTATGCGCAGGCGCAATGGGTGAAGGCGTGCTAGTGATTGCAACAGCCTGCAGTCAATTGATCACCTGGATTCCGGGGGACTGGCAGACAGGCCCGGGCTACGCGATCAAAACAGGCGGGGGCTACGCGCACGACATCCACGGTCGCCCGGTTGTTCTCTCGCGCTCTGCGGCGTGCAGCCTTGCTCGCCTCATGCTGGCCAGCCAGGGAGCCGTTAAAGGACATCACATCCACAGCAGCCAGCGGACTAAAACCTGGAACGACTCCGTACAGGGTGCTTACGAGTCAAAACACCTCACAGGGGACGCCATAGACATACACCATGGCTCAAGACGCTGGATGCTTTTACGCGCAGGTGATGTGGCCAAGCTTTACGGCTGGCGTCTGATCACCTACGGCGGGCACGGGGGGCACTTTGAATTCCATCCGCCATAGGGGCTTTGCAGTCATCCAGGATCCTTAAAGCCTCAGCTGCTGCCAGCACGACAGAAGCACCCAAAGCAACCGCGGCGACTGTTGCCACGCGCAACACATAGGAGCTTTTCACTTTATGGGATCACCTACACCTAGGGCCCGCTCCACAGCTAGAGCAATTTGATCATCGATCTGGTTGTCTGTTGTTTTGCTGTAAGCCTTCAACAGATCAACAATCAGGCGCTTTACGCTCGTTGATCTCATAAAGGCAAACAGGACAGGACGCAGAAGCAAAAGCACGGGGGGCAGTCCTTAAAATTACAAGGTAGGGAATTGGCGAATGGAGAAAGAGCACAAGTGGGATGCAAGCGAACGGATTGCAACAACCGTCCGTGTCGGCGTGCTGTGTTGGGCCGGTGCAATCCTCACCACTAGTTACCTAAACCTGGGCAAGCCATCTGCAGACTTGACATTTCCAGCGTCAGTTTTTAGCGCAGCTTTGGCAAGCTTTGGGATTGAACGCACCAACGGCAACGGGAAGAAAAGCGGGAAGCCAGGGGTGACCACTAGCCTGAAAGAGAAATCAGGCAGCGTGGGCATCAAATGAGATCAGCGCACGCATTCGCCCTGCTGCTGTTGATCAGTAGCCCAGCCAGCGCCGACATCAGGCACACCATCCAATCGTCAGTACAGCTAACTGTCGATAATGCGGCCTCTCAAATATCAAGAGGGGCAAGCTCCTACAGCATCAGCGGCAGTGGAGTCAGCACGACTGACGGCACCACAGCGGGCGTAATTGGCGGCCTAGGCACCGTCACAAATGGCGTCCCGGCCCTGACGTCAATCACCGCGTCACAAGCGACAAGCGGCAACGCTTTCAGCTTTAACCAGTCCTACTTAGAGGCAGACAGCACGAGCACAGCAACGGTAAGCCTGACCAATTCAGCGCTGACCGCCTTGCCGTTGTGGCAATCATCAACCGTGACCGCAGGAGGGACCGCAGGCAGCCTCGCAGGCACCGTAACAAGTGCAGGGGCCATAACGACGACTGCAGGGGGCGCAGGCACCACATCGATCGGCCAAACGCTGATTACGCTTGAGCGGCTCAACTGATGCGCGCGGTTGCGGCCCTGTTGCTGGTGGCGTTGCCAGCTGCTGCGGTGCCAGTGGTGCCGCAATTCAGAACAGGCCAGCAAACAACCAACACGCGAAGCACCACACAGATCGTGGAACAGATCCGATCAGTGGACTTTGCCACCGGCTACAGCTACACCGCGGCAGGTTCTGGGATAGAGCACAGCGGGCTGTCAATGTTGCCCGATGCAGTCGAAATCCAAACCCAAACAACAGACGGGGTGCAATCGCAATGGATCGGGCTTCCGCTTGGTCAGCGGCCCAGCTGGAAGATGACACAAGACGGCGCGGCCTTTCAATTCACGGAAAGCTACAGCGGACCAGGGCTCCAGACGATCACGTACATAGACCGAACCACAACAATCACAGCCGACACGTCCTCAACCTCAGTTTTTGGGCCGTAGCCCTGCTGCTGCCATCGCAAGCAATTGCGCAAGTCAATGCAACAGCATCACCAAGCAGCGTCAGCAACGGAAGCGTCACCAACAACGCGGTGCAGATGCTTAATGGCCCTTTCCCTGTCTATCACCTGGGCCCTAATCAGATCAGCTGCCAAGGCCCGACACTTTCGCTGTCACCGTTCCTGACTGGGTCGCATAGCTTCTCACTGCCGCGCCGTGATTATCAGCGGACGCCCTATTACAACCCGGTAGACACTAACGAAGACGGCGCACCAGATTATCCAGGGGAAATCCTGTTCTGGAGCAAAGCCCCAACAGGACAGAAAGACAGTCACAGCATTAATGCAGGAATCGCATTGACCGCGTCTTTCCCCTTAGATGGTGGGCTGCATGAACGCTGCAAAGCGCTAGCAGACACACAGCTGAAGCTGATGCAACAGCTGTTGGCGCAGCGCGTTCTGGATTACACCTTGAACCGGCTGAAGCACTGTTCCGAGATGGCCAAAGCAGGCGCAACGTTTAAGCCTGGATCACAGGCGGCGATGGTCTGCGGTGATGTGCAGGTCATCGTCCCCGTAAAGCCCGCCGCAAAGCCAAAACGGCCCGATTCCGGTCTCTTTGCGCCAGGCGTCGTTCAGAAAGACTCAGGACCGGAATCTTTCGCCCTAGCTTTGCCTTGATCTTTGCAACCGCTTTTTTGACTGCTGGCTTGATCAACTTGAGCAGCAGATCAGCAAGCGGCTTGGCCAGCAGCGCAGACGTGGTGGCGACAAGAGCAATGGAGGTTGTATTGACGACGGCTGGCACCTCTGGCAGCCCGTCTAGGACCTGCTGAACGATCGGTGCGCTAGGGGCGGCAGGCACTACAGCAGCAGGCACAGGCCTAGGGAGCTGCGGCAGTTCTGCAGCAGGTGGCGCCTGATCAGCTTCAGGTTTTGCAGGTGGGGCCTCTCCCTCAATGACGGTCAGCTGGCTGGGCCTGAAGTCCATCACGTCGATGGAAGGTAGGGGCGCATCGCACACGTAGCCGACGCGGCCGGGATCGTCTCTCAGGAGCGATGGGTTGAGCTGCGCGTCAGGATGCGACGGGACACAGCCGGGCACCTGCAACACAGGCCGCGGCAGGCTGACAGGAGGGGCCGGCGGCATGAAAGGCGCCGGCACTCGTGGGATGCGGACAGGCGGAATCACAAAAAAGCCCCGCTATGTGCGGGGCCTTGGGAAACGATCAAAGCGCGTACTTAATGCCGGCTTTTAGCCCGGCGTTCACGTAGTCAAGCTTTTCAGCTGACATCCCCGACACCTCGCCGTAGAGGCTGAAGCGATCAGTCACAGCGACAGCACCGCCAAATTTGCCGGACAGCTCAACGTCAGTGTCTCCGCCATCTGGGGCAACGATTGCAGGGCCTGCCTGCAAATACCAGGACGCATCACCGTTGACACCCTCAACCCCCAGGTGTACGTCGACAACACTGCCGACGTACTCAAAACCATCAAACCCAGAGAACCCGGAGTTCAATTCGGTGTTGAAATAGGGCCCAGCCTGAGCAGGCGATGCGATCAGTGCGGAAGCTGCCAGCAAGGAAGAGCCGGCGAGAATGGAGAGGTTGTTCATGAAATACGCCTGCGCAGGCGCAAAGATTGCGCACAAGGTAGAAGCACCTAGAGGCAGACAATTAAGCAACTGCCCGCAAATATTCAGACCCCGGTGGCGGAATGAGTGCCGGAATACCACAGCGACCCAGTGGCACTGCCGGTGCGGACCTCTGAATAGACGGGGCCGTGTTGTGTCCCTGCGCCGCCTTGCATCCAGTCGGCATAATCAAACTCAAGCTCATAAGTCTTAGAGGACTTCAGATAAACCCAGTGATAATTTTCAAAATCAACAGCCGGCTGCGTCCCTGAACTGGGGAAGTTTGAACTATCGGCAAACTCGCGAATCATTGCGACCTTGTTGCCGCTTGAGCCGCTGATAAATTCAGAGAGGCGCCATATTGGGGCATGGTTGCTGTTTGTAGCTCGCCAATTTGTGGCGCCATTGCTATGAAACCGCAAGTAGATTTTCACCCACCCGGTGGTTGATGGGCTGAAAGTTTTGACGTAGCCCATGTCGACAGTCGTGTAGTTGTTTGGCCAAGTGCCGGAATAAGTCCCTGAGTTCCCAACTTCCAAACTTAAAGAGTCAAGAGTTTGCGGCCCTGTCCAGTTAACAACGGTGGGATTATTTCCTTGATTCCATTGGTTAAAAACGCCCCTAGTTCCGTTGCCAGCGGCCGGGATAGGGTTCAGGTCTAGAAACCAGCGGAAGCATTCACCAGGGCCAACACCAAGCTGAAATTCATCATTCACCAAACCAAAGCGGCGGCCGTTGGTGGTATTCCATGGGTCAGCGCCGCCACTGCTGCCAACACCTTGGCCATGAAGCAAACAAATGCTGACCGCGTGTGTTTGACTGGATCCATTCAGAAAGCTATTTGTTGGATAAAATCCGAGCATATTTTCATCGTGAAACATGAAACTACGCCCGCCCCATGAGGCAGACGTTGAAGTGATGCTGGCGTCGTAAACTCTTCCCCGCTCAAAGTAGACCCGGTCAATGTTGATGTTAGGCCAGCCATCGTAAGTTGTAACCCCTGTTAAAGCACTTCCTAGGCTTGAGGTTGTGACCGTGGTGCCAGGCTCAACAATCGTGATTGTTCGTGAGAGAACAGTAACTGCGCCATCTAGAACGGAAAGGGTGAAGGTCTCCGCTTGATCGCTTGTACTGTCAGACGCAGCGGTAATAGAGAAAGAGCCCGTATGGCTGGTAAAGCTAAAACTACCAGATATTGACCCCGAAAAATCAGCGGCAGAGGTTGTAACGTGCGTGACTTGATAACTGAGCGTCCCAGAGGACGCAGCGCTGGAGTCAACGTCAACCTGAAAAGATGCCGTGCTTCCCTCCTCAATTGATGAGGGCCAGCTGACGGCTGTGTAAGGAGGGTCTAGGGATGTATCATTAATTGTGATTGTCGGGGATGTTGCCAGCAGGGTCAGAGTTCCGCCTAGGCTCTTTTTAATCTGAATCGTGAAAGTTTCGCTGCCCTCTGTTGTCAGGTCGGCAACTGGGACCAGGTTAAAGGAAGTGGTGTTGCTGTAAACATAAGCAATTCCCATCGTGGGGTTAATATCAGCAGAGCCCAGATTCTGAACGTTATATTCAATGTACCCCCCATCGGGAATGTTGGTCGTTGTCACGTTGTAAGTGTACGAAGTGCCTTCGTTGACGCTTAGAGTCGGATTGCTAAAGGCAGCGGTTGCATTCTGAGATGTGTCATTAATAGTGATAGCCTGTGTTGCTAAAGTTGTGCCCCCATACGACAGCGTTAAGGTGAAACTCTCTGAGCCCTCTGTGAAAGAATCGGCAGTTGCTTGAATGTAGAAATATCCAAAATTGTTATTGATGTTTATATTTCCAGCAGTAGCGGAAAAATCAATGCCAGAGGTTGTGATATTGGAAATATACCATTGCACCTGTTGCCCGTTTGCGATGCTCGTGGTGTTGACGTTATAGCCAACATTCACACCCTCATTGATACTGGTTGAAGGGCTAACAAAGGACGCGGTGGGGGGTGTGTTCTTTTCCACCTCGATATATGCAGTCTCACCGCCTAACCAGTTGCCGCCGTCAGTCTTGGTGACATTAGTTGCGGCGTTAATAACAAAGCTTCCACCCCCGCCGCCTTCGCACGGCCGGCCGTTCCACCAACCACCGCCACCGCCGCTGTAGCCACCACCCCCGCCGCCATAGCCGGGGTAGGGGTGAATACCGCCAGCACCGCCGCCACCAAAGCCGCCATCCTCATTGTCGTAGGTGTAGTAAGCGCGTCTAGTGCCACCTTCCAGCCCATTGCTCCAGCCCTTGCCGTTTCTGTTGGCGTATTGAGGCTGGCTTGAGCCATTACCGCCCGAAGTAAACCAAACCTCCACACCGTCACCACCCCAGGCCCCGCCACCGCCTGAACCATTCCACCCGCCGGCAGACTCACCGCCGTTACCGTTTGAGCCACCGTTTGAACCTATGTAGGAGCTGCTATGGCGGCCGGTGCCGCCTGTAGTTCCTGACTGCCCGCCTTGGTCTGCGGCTGTGTAACTGCTGCCTGACGTACCACCGCCGCCACCACCGCCAGCAACGGCAACCAAGATGTCCGTCTGAGTGTCTGAGTTGTAATAAACAACCCAAGACCCACCGCCACCGCCAGGGTTTACGCCATAGGTCGGCGCTTGACCGACAACAAGTTTGAGAAGATCACCTTTGTTTAAGTCAATCGTGAATTCCAAATAAGCGCCTTCTCCGCCGGCAGTGCCTTGTGTGTTGTAGTTAGGTTTTGCGGCTCCGCCATGGCCGCCCCTGATTTTGAATGTGTAGCTTGCCGTAGAGGGGACGACCCATTGCTGAATGCCGTTGCTTACTGAGAAGTGACTAGTTAAAAAGGCCTGCCCGGTGTATGCAGTTTGACACTGTGCCAGCGTGGGGCCGGTCTTACCTAGCACCCCGCAGGCTGTGAATGTGTGTGAGTTGAAGAAATAAAGATCAGTTGTGGCTGGGGTATCGTCTCCACCGTAAAAATCGCCTAGGTCGATTGTCCCCGATTGAGGAATAGAAGCGTTTGCGGTTGTGTCTGGGACGTAAAGCCCGCCCCGGTAGTATTCATCAATAGCCGTAGGCGCGGTGCCTTGAAACTCCCCCTCAACATCGCTCAGGCTGATGGGTCCCGATGTCTGAAGAACCATTGCTAAGGATGCACAAACCAGGGCAGAAAAATTCCATACGCGCGAAAATATTTTTGGCGCAATAGTGCAACTTGCTGCTCTAGCTCTGCATAAAAAGATTCCTTAGGCTGGCGCTGAAAAGCCCACCCCAGGACATGCTCTTCACTGAGCATTGCAAAGTCCCTGAAATGCTCAATATCAAGATTATCAGGAACCAGAAGGTCGACTTTCTGCTTTGTCGTGGCGCTGTAGCCGTCGCTTGTCTTTACTGAACCTTCTACCACAGCTGAAAGGACCACCTGCTGGTGATAGCGGGTGTCTTTGACATCTAAGGAAAGAACTTTCCAGGTGTAATCACTGGTAGGGGGTGCAGGTGCTTCCTGCTGGTGCTCCTCTGCGTAGGGCACTGAATGCTCAGGGATGGCTTCCTCAGGCATTGCCTAGGGCCTCCTGCAGCGCTTCTATCTGCGTCTGTTGCTCCTTGATCGCCTCAATGAGCAGGCCGATCATGTTGCCATAGGCCACGCTTTTGTAGCCGTCGTCAGATGTATGCACAGCTTCAGGTAGGACCGCCTCAACCTCTTGGGCGATAACACCAACCGAACGGCCTGCAGCAGACCCAGCGCCTTGAAGCCACTCAAAAGTGCAACCTGTGATCTGTTTCACCTTTTGGAGAGGCTCAGAGATTGGTCTGATGTCTTTTTTTAGACGGATGTCTGAGTAGGCAGTGACGTTGCCTGTACAGATCAGTGAATTGGTGCTTGGCTGCACTTTGATCCCGGCTGCTTTGTAGAAATAGCCCGCCCCGGTAGTACTTGAATCTGAGAAAAGCAGGAAGTGATCGCTAGCAGATGTGCTAGCCGTCTGAGTCGGTTTGGCGCCGACTTCGCAGATGTAGTCATTCATGCCGACGGTTTGGCGGCCATACAGCATCCCATCCGCAACATTCCAGGCAACCTCCCCCTGAGCCAAGTCGTTAACCGCCGGCTGAGACGCTGCTGTGAATGAGCGCTTGAGGAGAATGGTGTTGGCCATCTCAGTAGGTGCCCCCGTCAATTTCTAGGTCTGGTATGCCTAGATTTGTTCGCGCTCCGCTGGCTGTTGTTGACCCTGTCCCGCCATCAGCGAGGGCTAGCGTCCCAGTAATAGAAGAAGCGCTTAGGTCAACAGCCACCTCAGTGGACTCAATCACCAGGCCGCCATTCGCCTTGAGATCGACAGAAAAGACAAGCCCTGTCTTATCTAATCCATCACCAGCGGAAGCCTCACCGGTTGACGAGAACTGCGTGAATGAAAGGTTGTTCGTCCCAACAACCGCTGAGCCTGTATTTGATGTACAAACAAAGCCACGATCTGCCTGTGTCGTGCCGCTTTCAATAAAGACAAAAGCTCCGGCCGCATTAGCGGCTGTGTCCAAGTCATCAGCCCTAGCCCAAGCTTGCGCCGCAACGATCCAGATCCCGTTATTAGCTGCAGAAGTCTGATCTTTGACTAGAACGCGATCCCCCGCCGCAACGTTTACGCCGTCAATCGTTTGAGTGCCGCTGAGTGTGATGTTGGCTGTCGTCGCGACCTTTGCTGAGTCCTTAACGGCAAGGCCCTGAGCAACGCCATCTACATAGGCTTTGTTCGCCCCGTCAGTGTCAGCGACGCATGTCGCAAGCCCAGTGATCTTCTGGGAGCCAAACGCCACAGAGGACGTAGGGGCTGCCATCTGATCGATACGGCTGGTTCTGACTTGAGTGTCAAAGTCGCTGACTTTTGACGCTGTTAGCGTCGGAATATCAGCGGCAGCCAAAGACCGAAAGGTTGGTGCAGCTGCTGTGCCTGAACTAGGCCCAGCCAGAACGGTGTTGGCTGTTCTGGTGTCTGTCTTGCTGAAATAGTGGCCCGGCCCCCCAATCTTGATAACTGACGTTGCACCGCCTGAGCCGTCATCGCCTAGGCCGTAATACAGAGAAAGATCACTGCTGTTTTCGTTGAAGGCAATCTCACTCGGCGCAAGCGATTGGGGGCTGCCGGCCTGGCCGCTAGCCGCCCTCTTCTTTATGCGGATTACGTTGGCCATGGCTCAAAAATTGCCCCCGGTAACAAGTGTCTGTGTGGTCCAGGTCGAGTTGGCTACAAACTCGCCGGCGTTGCTGTCATAGTAGATAATTGATTTGTCTACGACCCCAGAGTCGTTGAAATTAGTCCCCGCAGGGCCTTGGGGGCCAGCAGGCCCAGCGGCAGAAGCGGTGACAACAACTGCAGAAGGCGCAGAGACAACCGTTGTCTGATTGCCCTCTGTGATGCTGACAGTGTTCTGGCTTGTGGTGACGTTTACTGTCGTCATGATGAGTAACCCTGCTGAACAGTGACAGTCCCTGTCAGGAAGTAGTCGCGATGACCAGCTGAATTAGCGACCAGCACGTCATAGTGAACAGAATCAGGCAGCGCCGTTGTCTGCACATCTGTCAAGCTGATGTCGACCTTCCCCGCCGCACGGTCGACATAGGACACAGCGAAATCAGCAAATTTTTGCGTGCGTGCTTTGTCCCAGCATTGCGCGGTGACAGTTGAGCCCACAAGACTGATGGCTGCATCGTTGCCGTCCTTAAATTCCAGCGACAGCGAGTGATCGCTGCGCCTGACAATCTCAAAATTGTGAACGCCCGGCTTAATCCCCATCAGCCTCTGTGCCCTCTTTAGAGGTTAGTCGCTGGCCAAGGTCACACCGTCAGTCCCGACCCTCTCCAGGGTGATGGTGGGGTTTTCAACGTCGGCGACTGTGGCCCCTTCTGCCAGGGTGAAAACAGGCCGTGACCCGTCGCCATGGTCTGGGTTAATCACGACCTTGGTGTAGTCGAACAGGCCGGCCCCCCATCCCTCCATTTTCCCGGTGAACTTGTAGGAGTAGTAATCAGCCATTAGCCGGTTGTAATTGCAAGGGGTGTTACGGGGTAATAGCCGTTATTGTACGGTTTCCCTAGCGCGTAGCTGCTGTTGTATCCACCGACATAGACAGTCCCAGACTCTCCTAGGAAAGTGAACGAAAGGGTGCCTGAATTGTAGGTATTAAACATAAAACCAACGCCCTGCTCAGGCTGTTGCAGCCATCGCGCAAAGTACCACTCATAAGCAACCCCGCCGGTGCTGTTGACTGTGCTGTCGATGTTCACGCCTTCGCTTAAGGGTTCCTTTCCACAAGTCCAGCAAGTGCCGCGGCTGTCAATCATGACAACCGTGCTGTAGTTGTAATACCCGTCAGAATCAGAGAAGAACGCGCAGGGGTTGCCCATTGGCCGCCATTGGGTGCCCCCTTGGCTGCCATACCAGATCGTATTTCCGCCGCTCAATTCGTTGCTGTAGCCGATAGTTTCATTTGCCCCAGTGACCGCACTGGTCGCCAGCTCAGTGTCCCCATAGTCGCGATACTTGATCTGACGGCAAAACCAGGACTCGTCAGAAGTGCCATTAGCAAATTGCCCGCTAGCTGATGCCGGGCTAGTGGTTGCAGTTGTTCGTCCCAGCTGACCAGTGGCGTTATTCCCAAAGCTGTAGGCAAGCCGACGCCCTCCGGCGCCCTCAGTTATCAGATAGCTCTGAGCGTTATGAGAACTGCCAAATAAATACATCGCTAGGACCTTTTCATTCGCGACATCAGGGTGATCTGTGAGTTTCGTGGGGTTTGTGATGTTCTGGTCTGTGGAAGTTTGATAAACGCCGAGATATTCGCCGTGATTCTTGGCATAGCCACATGCAAACACCTCACCCGTTGTAGTTAAAAACAACGTGTGACACCCAGGGTAGGTTGTTGTGTGGAAGTCAGTTGTGATGACGTGAACAACAGCCTTTTGGTATAGATTATTGCCGGTCATAGTTGTTAATGACTCGGGCGCGTTTGCATCAGTTGTATTCATGATCCCAAGCTGGCCATGAGAGTTCCTGCCCCACCCATAGCACTTGCCCGTGCCAGTAACAGCGAACGCGTGGCCATAATTAGACCCGCCGGCTGTTATGTAATAAACAGGCTCATTACCAAATCTGACCGGGTCAATTCGCTTGGCATAGTGCTGCGATCCGCCTGTCGTATTGTTGCCCAGCTGGCCATAAACGTTATCGCCCCAGCTGTAAACATAGCCAGCATTGTCTAGGGCGTAAAATGTAAGCGTTGAGCTTCCGCCTGATATACCACTTCCCCCCTGCTGTGTACAGGCAAAATGGATAATTTTTGGCTTACTAGTGCCTGACAGATGTGTTCCGTCAGTATTAAAGAACTGCACCTCAGTTGGCACTTGTACAGATGTACCCGACCACCCGTTACCTAGCAGTGAAGAGGTTCCGCCATAGCCAGCGACAAATAAACATCCATTTTCTGTCAGATAATGATTAAACAATTCGTGCGGGTAGTGTTCTACAACCTTTGGCATTGCGGGATAAGGGTAAGACATGTTCGCCTGGTAGGTATTGCCCGTTTCAAACATCACTGACCACGTTTCAGTGCCGGTACGTCTGGTAAAGCTTTCGCGCGGTGATGCTGCCGCCATGGGCATCACTTTGGTGTCAAGAGTATTTAGTGATGAGTCGCCAAAATAAAGCTCATGCAACCACTTTGGCGACCTTAGGCTCATGAGTGTGGGCTCATATAGAGTGTAATTTTTAGTGCTAATTGAGTAGTAATAGCTAGTGCCCCAGGTGTAAACATCACCATTCGTAGAGATAAAACTGGAGCCATTGGCCTTGCTGAATGAAGTTGTACGAATATTCCCGCGCCCGTAGGTATCGATCAGGTCATAGGAGAGGATGCTAGTTGAATGGTAAATATTAGTTAGAGGGGTATTTACTGCTCGTGTATAGACGTTGTACAGATTCATTCCCAGCTTGCGGCCCTTTACCTGGCCGCGAGTAACACTGCTGGCAAGCTTGCTTTTAGTGACAGCCCCATCAAGAAGCTTGGCTGTCGTTACAGAGTCATCAGCAAGAGGCAGAGACGTCGTCAAGACGTCCCATGTGCTGCCGTAGTAACCCTCAAAGCGCGCCTGTTCACTATTCCAGCGAAGCATTCCTGCAGCCGGTGAGCCGGGCCGCTGCGCGTCTGTCCCGCTTGGCAGCTGAAAGAAAGACGTTGCAGTGATCGAAACTGAGCCGGAGAAAGTAGCGGCACCAGTGAAAGCCGGCGCTGCCTTAGTTGCTAACCCCCAATTCTCCGCACGGTCGCCAATAACAACCCAGCTGCCGGCCTGTTTTTGTTTGATCTTGCCGTCGCTGGCATCGTAAAAAAGCTGATTTTCATAGGTTGTGGCCGGAAGCGTTCCGACACTGGTTGCACCACCGCTGCCGGCTTGCATGCTGGCAAGAGACTGCAGCGCGCTGTTTACAGTGTTGCGGTATGTAAGCCCGTCGCTGTTGGGCACATTCAGCTCAGACTTTGGCATTCTTAGACCTGTGCACCATGACCTGATGCAGTGTAGATAATGTCACGGGCAACGCTCTGGCCTGCGCTGGTGGTACAGGTAAAGCTGAAGCCAGTCCGGGTAACACTGCTGACCGTGACGAAATCACCGCTCTGCATGTTCGTGTCATTAATTGCGGCGCTGATCGTTGGTGGCTCATAAAAAGCAGACCCAAAGTTGACCGCCTGCGCCCCTGCCGCCCCTGTTGCGCTGTTTTGCTCAGTACGCGCAGCTAGATAGGCGAAGGCCCCTAGCTGACTGATATGCACGTTTTCGTTTGTCGCAGCAGATGTCGCCTGAAGTTTGAATTTGAAATGTTGACCGCGGACCACAGCATTCTGTAGCTCACTGAATGCGCTGTATGTGACGCCATCAATTGAGCTTGAAACAAAGAGCTTTGCGTTGACATTTTGCCCTTCGATGCCGTCAAATTTTTCCCGCGCATCAATGCCCGGGGGATTTGGCCATGTGTCTATGTAATCATTGGCAATATACGGATTTGACGTGATACGACGCTTTAGGTTCACGTCGAAAACACCGCCGGCCAAGGTCAGCAGCCCAGCAGTGCTGAATTCATAAGAGCCGCTAGGCGCAACACCGCCGAGGAGGTCCATGTTGCCGATCAAGTCAACACCTGGAGGATTGACCACCTCATCAATTAGCCCAGCAGCAGCCAGGGCAATCCCAGGCGTACCGCCAACGGCTAGGGCTGACATATTGCTGAGGGTGCCGCTGAAGCCCGTCTCTTCTGCAACGGTGCTGATTAGTTTTGATTGCTGGACCTGTGGGGCTGTAACTGGTAGAGCAGCGGCCGTTTCACTGCGTTTAGCAGTTCCACCGGTGCCGATTTGGAATTTGAGGAAATACGTTCCATCAAGCAGAGGGACAACCTTCTGCGTCTGCGAGCCAACAACAACCGCTACGTCTTGAGCGCTTGCGAAAGTGGCAGCGCCCCCTGTGGCTGACGAGTGCCGGATGATCACACTGCCTGCTAAGACGATCTCCTGCTGTGTCGAACGGTTCCAGGTGATGATCGCCTGAGTGTCACTGATAGGTAGCAAAGATGCGCCCGTTACATCATCAGGTAGGGAAGGGTTCCCACTGTGCTGATATGTCAGGGCAGAGGTTGCATTTGACGGCCTACCTGTGGCATTGAGGCTTTTGATCTCGATCTCATAGTTTCCCTCTGTGGCCTCCAGAATGTCAGCCGATGGGCCGACAACTTCAAAAGTGACCCAATTCTGCTGCTGGTATCTGTACCGGACTTGATAAGAACTCACCCCAGCTACAGGCTCCCAGGCAAGTTTGATTTTCTGCAGCAACAACTCACCGACGACATAAAAGCGGGACTCACCGCTGATTGTGCCAGGCGCTGCCGGGGCATACTCAGTGACCGTAATGTTGCGATTCTGCAGGGCCTCCCCGCGCTCAATGTGGTTGTATTTGCTGGCGTTGTAACTAACAGCGTTAAACAGATACAGATGCGGCTCTTTCTCCTCAATCGATACAATCCGCCAGGTAGAAGGCTGAAGAACCTCCCCGCCTGTTGTCTCCAATAACCAGACAGCATTCTGTGCTGGTGTGGTGCTAAATGGACTGGCCAGATTGAGCTGGGCGCCATTGCTACCTGTGACCTCGCGAGACTCAACGCTCCCATCAGGCAAAACAACAGAGAGTGTGGCGACTGTCCCTGTCGTAAAAACAACGTCTGTTTCTGATGTGTCGTCAATAGTGACAAGGCTGCTAGAGGCTGATACCAAACGGCCCCCGCGCCTGCTAACGCTGCGCATACGGTCTGCAACTTCGATCACATGACCAGGCCTTAAAACACTGGCGGCGTCGGCGCTGGACTCAAAGCTGATTACCTGTCCCTCTTGCGCTTCGCTATACAGAAGCCATTCGCCTAAGCGCTTTGCCTGGCCGCGGCTAGTACAGGCAAACGCCTTGATCTCTGTTTGCACAACTCCGAACTTCGCAATTGCCGCGTGGTCCTCTACGACCTCATAAGCGATTTCCTGAGATTCGGTGTCTAAATAAGAGACAACGCAGACGGTGTGCCTTGCTTTGATGCTTGTGCCTTTGTAGTTGAACCCCTTATCGCTGACGTTGGCCTGTGTGAAGAGATAGGCAGCATCTTGAGGGCTGTCTTGTGAAATAGTCAGCGAGCCGCTCGACCAGTAAGGCATGCAGCGCATGACACTAGACAGATCATTGATTAGACGGAACGCCTCATCACCATTGCTCAAAAGGACATTGCAACTAAAACGGGGCTCCAACCCCCCGCTGGAATCGTTGACAAGTTCGCTGCTGTACTTAGATGCCGCATAGAAAGCGAACAGATCTAGATCAGACTCTGAAATATGAGACCCAAAGCCTGACCGGGATGTCAGAACATCAAACAAGACCCAGGCCGGATCTGATGTCCACGCCTTAGCTGATGAAAGCGTGCCATCGAATATGTAGCCGGCTGGATACACAATCCGGCCGTTATCATTATCTACGGTGACGCCGTTCGGGATTTTGACCTTCTTTCCCCGTAACTTATAGCTGCGGGCAGGAATGCTGCTCAGCTGCTCACTATCAAGCCTCAGAGCGACGATTGCACTGTGTGGATAACGTAGTTTTTCGTAGATTAGCTCTGTGTAAGAAGACCAAACCAGTGAGTTCTGGAGCGATGTCTGATCTGTTGAGTCTGCTGTTGATTTTGTGACGCGTATGTCAACACTGCTCCAATTAGTGTCTGCAAGGTCGATTCTGTAGCTTCGCTGATACCTGTCAGCCGTCCTGCCTGTGATTTGGTCCGATAGCTTGTCTTCCCATGCTGTGCTGGGCGCACTGCCTCCTGAGTAATAAACCGCAACCGTGAACTCTACGCTGGCCCCGTAGATGTCACCCTGTGAGCTGAACGATTGCAGGGCCGGGACAGTCAAAGTCAGGCGGACTGCGTCAACATTCTGGGACGTGATGGTGACAGTGATTGGCGTGCCTGATTGAACCTCTGTATTAACAGAAAATTCAGTTTCAGGGCCAACAGCAGAAGAAAGCGACGGCGTACCTCCAGATGACAAAGGATTCACGCTTGGGTTTAGATTATCCGCCTGCTCAAAATCCAGAAAGCTGGGGATGTACGTCTGGCTCTGTGTGCCTAATCGAAACTGAAGGCCCACCTCCTTAAAATTGAAATCTCCATCTGTTGGAGAGTTGACATCAGCGCCAGCGGTAAGAACAGATGTTCCGTTTAGGTAAATGTCTTTTAGGGCTGCGTTTGTGTAAGCCGCGGTGCCAGGTGTAAGGCCCAAACGGCTAGGCGTTGCAAATCCCTCAATCTCGCCCTCACTGACCAGATCAAAGAATGAGAGATGCTGTTTGCTCGCCAAACTGTCAGCAGTCCTGACAGGATTACGGACGGGCGCAACGATATTTTGCGTTACGTGCTGATGGACAATGACAGGCCGGCGGCGTCCCATTAGGCAGTGAGTTGCTCAGTGTCAAAACCGGCAGATATGACAATGCTGCCAACGATGGTCTCACCATAGGCAACGCTGATCGGTACACCGACTCGGCTGACGTTTTGGATGCCTGAAAAGCTGTAACTCTTCTGGGGGTCAAATTCAGATTCACGCGTAGTAGGCATTGCCCGGCCGCCGCTGAACGATGAAGCACCAACCGGCCCAGCAAGCGCGGCGCTTGAGACATTAGGCACAGGCGTAAGCAAACTTGCGACACCGCCCAACGCCAAGCTTGCGCCGATCCCCACCATTGCAGAAGCAATAAGCGGAACACCAAAGCCACCGGTCAGGACGCCAACAGCAACCAGCGCGATCCCGCCAAGAATGCGACCGATTGCACTGCCACGGCCGCCAGCACCTGAGACGACCGGAATGATCCTGATCGTCTGCTGGCCGCTGGGGTTGGTTAGTTCATCCTCTGCCAGCGCATAGCTGCCGGCCTTCACTGTGTACCTCTGATCGGCCATGTGCCGTTGCAGCTGCGGGAAATTGCAAAGCAAAAAACGCATGGCCTCAGCAGCACTAGAGACAGCAGCAAAAAACTTTCTACGGCCTAAGAACTGAGCCAGCTGGCCATAGACGCGAATCTCTGCCACTAACCAATGGCGACTGGCTCCAGCGTAGAAACGCTGCAATGGCGGAGCCTCTTAACAGTTGAGGATTGCAGCAAGGCCCCGTACAAATCACGAGACGAAAGACGGCCCTTGAGATGATGCAAAACGTCCATGTCTCCCAGATACACACCAACGTGGTCAAGACCTGTCCCGTGCATATCGAATAACAACGCATCGCCATAGATGAGCTGCTCATCAGACTCAAGCTCTCTAAAGCCAGCCAGGGGCCAGCAATCACCAAACATCGGCGCTCTCATGAAATCCTCAAAGGTGCGCGGACGTTGCCAGTCAGGCAGCTCTATGGCGTGCAGCGCGTAGAAATCTCGCGTGAGAGTCCAGCAGTCTGCATAAATCCAAGACCAGACACGACCAATCAAAGAAAGCCGCTCGTGCTGAGGCCTGCAGACGCCCCATGAGCCGCTGAGGACGCTGTAAATGTGCCAGGGGAGCCCTAAGGCATCGCAAGCCTGTTGATCTTCTCTGCTGGGCTCTGGTGTTGTCTGCGGGTGCGAATGGATAACTGCAATGATGTGCCCCTCATCCTCGGCAGAGGCCCAATCCTCTGGGTCAATCACAAACGTCTCGCGCGGCTCTGTTGAGATGTTCTTGCATGGCCTGTAACGCTCTCTGCCCTTGATGACCACAAGGAGCCCAACAGATTCGCAGGGAGCCTCACGCGTTGCGTGATCAGCCGCCAATTCTTGCCAGCTCACTGGCTGTAGGTTCCCACGCCAGGGAACGACCCAAACGGCAAAGGCTGATCAGGGAAGCGGGCCCTGCAGCTGCTAAGTCGTTTTCCGCATTGGTCGAGCGCTGCGGTAGTCGTCTGATCGTTCTCGTCTAAGTAGGTGGTGCCGTTATAGCCGCATGTCTCCGGGTCTTTGTAAACCCACTGGCAGATTGCAGAAATGCACTGCCGCTTGGGCGCGCGCACGCCTGCAAGATCAAAAACACTGGCTAACTCCCATTCGATCGTTTCCCTGTCCTCAAAGACCTTACGGTCAACGAAAAAGACCTGTCTTGGCCATTCAGCGGTCGGGTCTGCGTCAGGGTTGGTGCTGCTGAAGTTGGCACTATCTAAAAACCGCGCCATCGTTCGGATCCTTGTAAAGGTGGCACCGCCCAGGTCATTATTTGGGGTTACGGCGTTAACAGTAAGCAGGATCTGAGAGAAGGTAGTTTGCTGGCTATTGTTGACCGTTCCCAGCGCGTTAGAAATACGCAAGCGCGGCCGGGGTAACTGCCCGTTGCCAGTCAGGTCAAAACCTGAAGCCTCAACAGGGAAACGCTGATAGGTGTTGCCATTCCATACAACATCGGCAGCTGCGCTCAATTCATTGACGCCCGCGTGAAAGCGATATAGGGCAGTATCACCGTGAAGATCTTGCTTCAGCTGCAGCTCATAAAGCTCAATAACTGCGCTTGGGTTGACCTTCTGGAGCTCAGCATGAGGAATAGCCATTACGGATCAAAAACCTGACGGAACGTGGCGGTGATGGTGTTTCTCCCGTTGACGGGGATCTGCTTTGTCCAAGCATCGCACCGCCACTTGTAAGTTGATGACTCGTCAGGCGGTGACCAGTTAAAAGCAGCGCCATCATCAGCGCGATTATCTAGAAAGTTCTCAATTGATGCAGCCTCAACGTCTGTGATGTTGCGGAACGTCAAAGTCCACTCTGCGGGGTTTTGATTTAAGCCCCACCTCAAAACCTGTTCGTAGCCATCGCCGAACTGAACCCTCTTCTGAGTCGGTTGGCGCTTTTTGGTAGCCCCTAGGGCAGGCGCAATTGCTGGAAATGTACTTGTCATCAGCTGAGAAGACCTCCGGGCCGTTTTTGTGCAATCAGCTCCTCTCTGACGGCAACGCCGATGGCATCGCCTAGCTGACGGCTGCGCGCATTGTCGCCCTCAACTTGCGTACCGCGCGCGTCAACATTCACAACCACGTTACCGGCCCCGCCTGAAGCCTCAACTCCTAGACGGCCGTTCGCATGGCGCCTAAGGGGCATGACAGCTTCAGGGCCGGCTTCACCCATCAAGCCCAAGCCATTAGCCATAGGAAACAACGTTGGCCGCCGCACAATGCCGCCCTTTGCATAAGGGACGACTGAGCCGCCCTGAAAAACGTTGCCGTCGGCGTTACTAATCACAGCCTTTAGGGCGTTGATCATGGCAAAGCGCATGAAAACACGCGACAGATCAGACAGCAGTGATGCTGCAAATTCTTGAAAACTTTGCTTACCAGTGATTAAGAAATCTGTGAACGCGTCGCTAAATTCGCCAACAGCAGAACTGAGTCGGTTGCCTAGGTTCTCTGCCAAATTACCCATCTGCTCTAAGCCATCACGGAACGACTGATCAAAAGATTTTGATTCCTCCTTTGTGTTGGCTATTGCTTCAGCGAGCTGCTGCTGCGTTTCTATATTTTCATTGGTGAGCTGAACCTGCAGCAGCTTCGCTGCAGCCAGAGAGTGTTCAATGCTCACGCCGCCCTGCATCTGCCGGGCATGCTCTGTATACAGCGCATTCCTGCGTTGATCGGATTCGAGCTGGATGCGCTTAATTGCATCTGTCTCTAGCAGGATCTGCTGCTCTAAGTTGGCGGCGCTTAGGCGCTGTTGCAGGTTTCTAATCTGTTCACGGTCAGCCGTCAGTGCAGCCGCTGCAGCTTCTAGTTGCTTTTCACGGGCATTTAATATGCCCTGCTCTAGCCGGGCCCTTTCAGCGCTTGCACGTGATCCTAAAGCTTGTGCAGAAGCATCAGCCCGACGGGTAAATTCGCCACTGCTGCGGTTGAAATAGCTTTCACCGGCTTCACTGGTACCAGTAAGGACTTTTCCAAGCCCTGCAAAATCTTTAACGGCCTGAGCTCTTGTGTCAGAAAGACCCTGAGCCGCAATGTCTTTAGCAGCTCCAAAATCAAGGCGGCGGACAGCATCGGCGATCTTTACTAGATCAGTGAGTGTGCGGGCAAAAAACCTGAAAGCCGCAACTAACGACAGCACCACTGCAGCAACGCCACGGACGCCAGCCGTGATGACAGTGAACAACGCATTGAAGTCCTGATCTGTACTGAACAGGTCAGAAAAGACTTCCATGATGGCATTCAGCGCCGGCAATAGCGCATCCATCAGTTGCATTCTAAAGGCTTCAAACTTTATCCCTAGCTCTGTTATTTGATCGTTGAAATATTCTGCATTCTGCGCAAAGTTCTCACTCAGCTCATAATTAAATCGCTCCAGTGACTCAGACCCGCCATTCAGCAAAGTAATCATCTGAGCGCCACTTCGCCCAAAAATATCCATTGCAACTGCGGCCTTCTCGGGACCATTGGGTAAATCTGCGAACTTGTCGGCAATCTCACCCAGTAACTGATCAGAAGCTTTTAGGCTGCCATCTTGACGACTGACGCTGACCCCTAGTTTTGCATACGCGTCAGCATAAGTGGCAACACCTTCTGCAGCTTCTGCCTGTGTACGGGCAAAAACGCGCAGGCCTGACGTTAACTGTGATTGTGAGACATCGGCAAGTTTTCCAGCATTAACAAACGCTTGCAACTTGTCTGCAGCAACCCCCGTCCGCGTGCTGAGCTTGCCCATTGCGTCGGCTTGATCAATGGCGCTCTTTATTGATGCAGCAAACACACCTGCGCCCATCGCAACGCCAAGAACTGCGAAGGCTTTGCTAAGCCCTTGGACTGCTAACCCAGCATTTTTGACCTTTCCCTGCAGGCCCTGCATGGAATTGCCAAGCCGCTTGATGTTGTTCGCACCTTTGGTCTTGGCATCGATTAGCAGCCTGAACGTCTCTTTCATTTGCTGCCCCGCTCGTTAATGATTTGAACCGCGGCCGCTTCCATGATCTGCAGATCCTCCAGCACGTCGGCGTGGTCTTTCACCTCATACAGCTTAAAGATCCAACGTACTGCCGAGTAATCAAGGCCAACAACCCCCGACGCACTGACCCGCCACTGAGTCTGGCACCTCAGAAAACACTCAACCGCCGGCAGATGCTCATCCCACACTTCAAAATCTTGAGCGTGTTGGCTGAGGTCTAGGTTGACCCCCCAGGCGGCCGCATCCTTCCTAAGCTTTGCAGTCTGATCGCCACCAAGCAGATACTCAGCGGCGCCCTTTAATTTTTTGCTTTCGCCCCGTCGCCGGAATACATATTCACCACTGCATAGGCAATGGCACTAGGGACGAAAGGATTCTCTAGAAGCTCTTCTAGAGCCTCATAAGAAAAGGCCACGGGCTGCCCGCTTTCGTCTAGATAGTCTTCCCAACCAACCACAAGCTCACGCGCAATGTCATCATCGCTTAAATCGCCGGTCTGGGTCTGCTCAATGATCTCGCGCAACCTGGAGCGCTTGATGATCGAAAGCCTGACCTGCAGTGTTTCTTCAGTAAATCCGCCACCATCCTGCGGCGTGCTGACACTCACAGGGGTCAGCACGTTGCTCGTTTTCTTGCGAATTAAAGCCATAGAGTCAGCTCTAGTACGCCCACACTAGCCGTCAATCAGTAAACCTCGATTTTGTATTCATCAGACCCGCTAGTAGAAGGAAGCGCGCGGAATGGCAGGGTCAGCATCTGAATTCCGTTGTCGTCTGAATAGCTAGGCAGGCCTAAATCAGTGCGCGCCGCTGTGAACTTGACGCGATTTCTAGGTGTAGCCCCATGAACAAAGGACGTGCTGCCGGTGATCTCGCCGGTTGCCTTGGCAAAATAAGCGGCAGTTACAGAACCCCCAGGGGCCTCAATAGTGCAGGATCCTTCCGAGCGCCGGTCCGTGATCAAGACTTCCTCAGGTCCACCCACTAAGGAGCGATACACCACAGAAGCCCCTTGATCAAAGCTAAAAGACTGAGCCGCTGCAGTTTGACCGTGAACGATGAAACCTGATGAGTTGGCGTTTGTGAATGCTTCCGCGACGGCATAGTCAGGCTCACTTCCGCCTGGAGGGGTCACCGCTGTTGGCTCGTGATAAATCCCCTGCATTGAGAACGTGATCGAGGGGATTGCGCCGACTTCGCAAGACAAACTAAACGACCCACGGCAGCCTGTGACCTTGTGCTGGACGTTGTCTAGCAGGTAGTAAATCGTCAGCGCTTTGATGCTGGCAAGGCTGCTGAGGTTTTGCGGCTCATACGTGACCGTGTCGTTTGTGGAATCGCCATCTCCTACCAAGGTCGAATCAGACAAGGTGGAAGAATGACCACAGGCCTGCATCAGAGCATCCCATTGGGGAACAACTATGGGCTGACCAGCACCGCCAGGGCCGGCCAGCTCAACTTCAACAGTCAATGAAACTGTCTTATTGGTCAAGATCTGGTCGTAGCTGCCCGTATATCCACGAATCAGCTCACGGTCGATCACATCAGCCTGGAGCGGCTGGACTTCCAGGCTTTTTGCAACCACCTTGGAGCAACTGCCGATGGCAATTGCTGTCCCATAGGTGCTCTCAATCCCTGTCAGCAGCAGGGCCGTTGCTGTTCTCTGCATGCTCTACCACTGCGCAGACGTATAGGCACACTGTAATCAGGCAGCTTGCGATAGGTCCGTTTCACGCGTTCTATACCTGATCACATATTCACAACCGACTACACCTGCAGGCTGGTCAGCATCAACAATCTGCAGCGAATGAGGCCCGGGCACAACGTCAAAACACAAGCCGCTTAATGTCACATCACCTGTGATTTTGTTGTGCAGGCTTTCAATGATGGGGTCTGCTATTTCGTCGGGCTTGTCGCCCCTTACAACAACAGACACAGTCACCGTCAGATCCCAAGACAAGGACGTTCCAGCACTGACGCGGTCAGGCGTATCTGTCGACCATTCAACAATCAACGCGGGTGTCTCAGCCCTGCTCAGTGCGACAGCCCGGCTGCGGTAGATACGCGTACTGACGCCCGTTGTACCAGCCAAAGCGGCTACAACGCCGTCAAGGATATTTTCGCGGCGTGTTGTCATGATTTCTGCAGTGATAGCTCACAGAGCGTCCCGTCATCTTGCAGACGCGCTTCGCGCACCGTATAGGCCACTGAATCAACGGTGATGGATGCGCCCGCCGTCAGGGCTCCAAAGACAGACGCCTCACAGATGAAGCTGTAATCAGTGCTCATGATCACCTCGCCAACTAGCACCTGAGAGGGCATATCAAGAATCCCCCAGCCTGACTTTGTGCCTGCCTCAGCGAAAACCCCCACCTCCTTAAGGAAAGGGGCCAGAGATTCACTTATCCACATCAGCAGCCTTGCGCTTTGGTTTGGCTGGTGCTTTGCCCTCAACAGCGCGGCCCATTGCAATCAGCTTGTTTGCGATGTCAATGGGGAATTCATAGGCCTTGCCAGGCTCTACAGGCTGGCCCTGCACAACGCAGGCACGTGTCATCAGAACATACATAAGAAAAAGGGGGCCCCGCAGGGCCCCTGAGAGGATGGATTAGGCGGTGATGTCGAGAATCGCAGCGAACGATTCGGCACGGGTGACAACCATGTCCATGGTTGTTACAGCGCGAACAGATTGCAGAAGTTTGGAAAAATCGTCCATATCTTCTCCAACCGTGATCTCAACACCTGACCCCCATAGGCCGACGACGCAATCATCAAAGTTGCCATAAAGCATGGCGGAACAGTTGCTGCTGCTTGTGCCTTTGGTCAGATTCGACGGGACCTGACCACTGGTCTTGATTGGGTAACCGTTGATGGCACCAGGAGTTGGGCCGCGGCCAATGGCTGAAAGGTCCGTGTTGTAAAGGAACACACCATCACCAGCGGCAGAACCGCCAGCACGCAGTTTCTTAAGCTGCGTCATTACTTTGGTATTGGTCAGATAACCAAGATTGCCGGTCAGGGCATTGTCTTGGCCTAGCTCATTCTCTAGGTCAATCACCGCCTCCATGGTGATATTTCCGCCATTAGTCCCCATGGCAACACTGCCGATTCCGGTGGTGTTCAAAATGCCGGTTGGTTCACCGCTCGAACCTGAACCATTCAGCAAAGCCAGATCTAAGGCAAGGGAAATGCTTCTATTTAGATCAGAGCGAACCAGATCCTCGATGCCTGGCGTTGTCTGCTGCACAGTCTGTCGCGAGAACTTACTAAGAGCCGCCAATTGCTTTGGCGCCATTGACACTTGGTCAAACGTACTTTCTGACTGCGTGATCCTGCTTGTCTCTGATGACAGCCAGTAGGCAGTTGAAACCCCAGAACGGCGCGGGATGTCAATATTGCCAACTAGGCCCGACAAGATGCGAGGCCCCATTGACATGACGCCCTCATTGTTGGCCAAGCTCTCGACGAACTCATCGGCCAGCAGATCAGTGGCAACCAAATTGCCGCCCGCTCCAGCCGTCGACGTCACGTGTGTGGCGCGTTTACCCAGCGCGGAATAAGGGACAAAGAATGACCGCTCAGCTGTGCGCGTGACGCCGCCTTTGCGTTCGATCTCTTGGCTCATCTCACGGACGAACCCAGCCTCACGGGAGGACCAATCACTACGGGCAGCGGCTAGAAGCCCTGAGACCACGCTGTAGTCAACCTTTGTCTCACGCTGTGCGCCGCCTAGGTCGACGGGAGCAACAGTCTCGACAGGTTTGTTGCGCAGTTCTTTAAGAGCGAGCTCCCGTGTCTCTTCAATGCTCAGGCCATTCTCTTCTGCATGCTGGCCAAGCTTGGGCAATCCATGATCAGTGCATAGCTGACGAATAGATGCGACGCGGGCGCGCTCGTTGCTGAGGGCCTTTTTTTCGGCCTCAGCGCGCACCACTTCAAGGTCTGGGGTGGTGTTCACTGTTCGATCCTCAACGGGATTAGGTGGTGCGACTTCTGCCGCAGGTTGTGCATTTGCACTGCCTTCGGACAGGTTAGTTTCTTCTATTAAAGAACGACCAAAACCAACGCGCGGGTCTGCAGCGGACGCCACAACGCTGATTTCGTAAGGGGACCATTTGGTGGCGACAAAATCATCACCGCGCTCTTCCATTTCGTTGATCCGATAGCCAACACTGACGGAACTCATAATTCCATCACGCACGTCATTAAGCACCTCTTGCGCGAAGCTATTACGCGAAAATCGGACCCTAGCGATCCCTTTTTTCTTGTCTTTGTCCACATAGCCCCGCTCCACAACACCAATCACCCGATCCATGTCGTGATTGAACAGCAACGGCGCCTGCCCTGTTAGGCGGCTTGCATCCATGGCTCCTGGCTCATGGGAAAGGACCTCATTCCCATAAGATCTCTGAACAGGGAACTCAGAAGAGAAACTAAATTCAAAAACTCGCTCATCAACGCTGCGAAATGTAGTTTCCCCCGCGCGCTTGTATAGCTCGTGAGTTTCGCGCTGATCATCCGCCGGTGGTGCCTCTATGGCCTCCGGCGTTGTTTGCTCTTCTGTCATGGATCATCAGCTTGCTGAGATCATGTTATTGATAAGAGCTCTTGTCAGTCTCTGCTGGCTGATTCACTGCCTGGGCAGGTTCAATCATTGAAGGGGTGCTGGTGTCAAAATTCAGCCCTAGCTCTTCTGCTAGCTCCAGCTCCTGAGCGCGTTGGCGCATCACCTCTTCAAAATCACCGCCCTGCTCGCTAATACATTGAGACAGCGTCTTAAATCCTGCCCGCACCGCATCAGCACTAGCTTGCACCTCCTTCTGTGGGTCAACGTACGAATAACCCCGGAACACCCAGCGCACACGTTGGAACCGTTGCGGCTCTGTTTCATAGGTGGGCAGGCTCACCACTCCAGACAAGACGGCAAGCTTTAGCCATTCCTCAAATACAGGTTGATAGAACGTCTCGCGTAAGTAGGTCTGAAAGGCCTGCCAGGTGTCTTTATCGCTAAGGCGTGAAAGCCTGCTGCTGCTGTAGTTGCTCTGGCTGTAGTCAGAACTCAGCAGCTCAAACGAAACGCCAAAGCCAGACGCCATAGAGCGCAGCATTTGACGGACAAACGGCTCAAAATCAGCGTCATCGTCCAGGTTTGGCACCTGCACAGATTCACCCGGTGCCAAGTAAGAAAACGTTCCAGGGGTAAACGATGTGACCCTTTCGTTGTCGTAGACCTCACCGCCTGGGTCTAGTTCACCTTCTGGGCTCTGGATAAAGCCCATTAGCGCTGATGCCGCCCGCTTGCGCACTAGGTGCGCCTCCTGGAAGCCCTGCAGGTGGTGCAATGTGTTTAGCGCGCTGGCCATCATCGGGACGCCGCGCGTCTGGCCAGGCCTCAGCCCATCCTGTGAGAACAGATGAACTACATCCTTAGCATCGAGTAACAGGTGCTTTGCATCAGCCCCCCGCTTGACGTGAAAGCTTGAATCTCCAGGGTGGCGGCTATGGAACGCGTAACGCTGCGGCCTGCCATAGCGGTCGACCTCTACACCCATGCGCCATTCGTTACCAGCAGCAAGTAGCGGGCCGTTGAATTCCTCATCGCACTGATCAGCTTCAAAGATCTGCAAGCCAAGCGGGATCACAGAACGCCCGAACGGCTGGCGGACCAGTCGCACGAAAACCTCGCCTGATTCAGCAATAGCCGTTGCGATCATGTGTTCGATGCCGGCAAAGCTCAGCAGGCCTGCGACATCGCAAGAATCACGCCTACACCAGTCAGCCCATGCCTCCTCGATCACGCGGTTGACGCGATCATCCAGCCGGCCGCCGCGCTGTTTACGCACCTGGGCCTGTAACCGCACGCCCTGCCCGATCACTTGATTACGCACAAGACGGACAGCACCGCGGGCCCAATCAGAGTCTCTGACTAGCTGTCGACTACGCGCGCGTAGCCGTTTAATGCTGTGCTTGATCTCTTGATCAGCCGATGTGGTGCTGGTCACCCAACCAGCAGCTAGGCGGCCTGTATTAGCCCCGGCATACATCCGACGCCGTGGCACTGGCTGCGGCTGCCCCCACAGGGCGGCCCATGCTGCGCGCAGACCCATGGCTTAAAACCTCACATGCAGACGGTTGGGATCGCCAAGGCCCTGAGCCTTCAGATCGGCGCGACGCTCTCGCCACAGACGTGCCCTTAATTGTGATTCGCGCGCGATCAAATCCGGTAGATCGATCCGTGAAAAGGTTCTGGCCCCGATCGTGAATTGCTTTGTCTTGTCAGTGCCAAGCGCATTGATAGCAGCAACGAATAGATCGAGTTCCTTTTCAGTGTCTGTCCGTGGATCATGTGCACCGCTAGTCCCTGTAAAGGACAGCGAGGCCAAGACCTGAAAACGGCCTTTAGCTAAAACCACCGTGTCGTCAGACTTTGTGGCTATGGCCTGGAATTCCCAGTCCCCGGAATCCATGCCGACAGACTCAGCAGACGTCAGAACAAACTCCCACCCCGTGCTGTAGTTAGTGCCCGTGACTGTTTTGCCTTGCCCGTCACGATTGGTGCGCAAGTAATACGTCAGGGCATAGTCGGAATTTGAGACATCCTCACCTAGATGGTTTTTACCCGCCGACAAACGCCAGCGGATCGTCTCCCCGGCTGTGAATTTTGAGGGGAAATCAGCAGCGCCCATTAGCTCTACCAGTTCTCGACATAATTAGACGCTGACGCCTGCTGCAGTTTAGTTATCGGGCGCTGTGTGGTCTTATCTTCGCCTACAACACGCTTAGCCATCTGATCCCAGATGCTCCGGCGGTCAAATAACTGATAGCAGCGATGCACTGCCGCGTAGGCGTACACCATGCAATCAAGAGCCTCAGCGCGCATCCCCGGCGTCAAGACCCATTCATAGCTGACAACCCCTGTCTTACTTGTCTTTCTTTGCTGCCTTTCGGCTGTCAACTGTTTGAAATATTCCTCTGATGTCGTGCGGTGAAAATGCAGGGAGCCTTTTACCTCTGGCTCTGTGATCTTTAACCGACCGATCAGCAGCGATTTGATCGTGTCAGAACCAACCGGGTAAACCGTCCCGCCCTTTTTAAGCGTCTGGCCCTTGCGGTTGATGTCGACGCGAACGGGTTTACCTAGAGGCGGCTTGTTCCGTTGACTCTGGCCCTTAATGGCAATTACTCCCAAGGCTTGCCGCTCGCGCGCGTACTGGTAAACGGTCGCCGTCATAAATCCAGAATCAACAGCCGTTGCCTTTGAGCGCAGCTTGTAGCCATCCACTCGTTGCCACTCAGTAGTGATCAGTGCGTCTAGCTGTTGCCACACCTCAGGACGGATCGGATCACCCCACAGCTGCTGATGATCGATGAGATAGGCCGTCTCACCTGGCCCCCATCCCCAGGTCGAGATCTCTAGGCGGTCCTGCTGCACATCAACGCCCTGCGTGATCAGGACAACATCAACAGGCACTGTCCCTTCTGCGTAATCATCAACCCTCTGCAGCAGGCCCTCTGCGCTGACCTTGGCCACATGGTCAGGCTCGAAAGTTTCCCCAAGGCGGGTATTCACAAACGTCTGCAGGGTCGCCGCGTTGTTCTTCGCACGTAGAAATTCGTCCGCCAGCTCAGCCCAGCTCAACCAACCCAGAGGCGAACAAAGCGACGAAAGATGAAAGCCTGCAACCTTGCGACTCTCTGGCCCTGTTCTTAGCCAGCGGCCTTTCCGCAACAGTTCAGTTTTGCAGCGTTCGCCGAATCGTTCCCCGCATTTCTCGCATTCATACTCAGCAGTCTCAGGCCGATCTTTCTCCCATTTCAGCTGAGGGAACCTCAGCACCTGCTCCCAGCCGCAGTGGGGACAAGGTATAAACCAGCGGCGCTGATCGCTGCGCTCATATTCAGCCTCAACGCGGGAAAAGTGCTTAATCGTCGGGGTGCTCGTAATTAGGATCTTTCGCTTGGAAAACGTCGACGCGCGCTTAATTGCAAGCTCGATGGCGTCACCTTCTGCGGTGACGGGGTACGCGTCGACCTCATCAAGGAAGATGTTCTTACAAGGAGCAGACCTGAGTCCCGTTGGACTATTGGCCCCGGTTAGGAGCATGATCCCGCCGGGGAAGGTCTTACTAAAAAGTGTCGTGTCACTATCTCGCGCGCGTGCCGGCGCAATCTTTTCATTCACAATCGGCGTGTCTTTGATCAGATCTTCTAGCCGCTGCTTTGACAAGCGCTTGCACATCTCCAAAGTCGGCTGGACACACAAAACCGGCCCCGGGTTGTGCGCTATCAAGTAGGCAAGCCAGTTCAGCCCTGCGGAAGTTTTCCCGGTCTGCGCTCCAAACATAAGCACAACACGCTCAGTCAAACTGCCGGCGCTCAACTCATCCATCACCTCTCTCAAGAATGGCGTTCTGCTAGTTCGCCACGGCCCGGGTTCTGCGCTTGATTTTGAACTGAGCCTGATGTGCTTGTCGGCAAATTCGCTAACCGTCAGCGGCTCATCTGGTCTCAGCCCGTCGGTAAATCCTGTTTCCCATGAATTCATGCCGTGACCTTTGCAAGTTCTTCCAACACCTGCCGGTGCTCATCAGTCAAAACCTTGTTAATCACCGACTCGTCGCTTTCGCCCGCAAGCTCATAACTCAACCGATCAGCCAGGTTCGCCAACCCCTCACGGATGGCACGACCCATAGCGAAAGCAGACGCCTTGACAGCGTCAGCAGCCAGGAGCTCCCCGCTCTGCTGCTCAACCTGGAGCCGTGCCAATTCCGCCAGGTAGAACTCGCGCTTTGCCTTAGACACCGCCAACGGGGGGACCGCTTCGGACGGCGTCGACTCGACAAGCGCAGCAGCTACATCATGCGGCTGCTTGGTCGCATCGACTAGCCCCGCAGGCGGACGCCCAATGCGTGACATATCCCAGAGCTCTAGCGCCTTGTCCTTATGAATGAGCTTTTTACCGTCGACCTCCACAACAGCCTCAGCCAATCCCCCGCGCTTGATGCGTTGAGAAACCGCAGGCAGAGAAACACCTTTAAGCCTTGCTAAATCAGACGGCGTAATCAGCAACGGATTATTCGTTAACTGCTTCAGCCTAGGCTGGAAAAGACGTTAAGGGTCCAGATTTTCTGGCGCTAGGCACAAATCGAGCGCGGATGACCA